CAGTTGAAAGAGTGACATCAAGAGTTTCTCCACCTATTTTTTGTGAACCATTAGCCGCAATAGTACAAGCATTCGTTTGAAAAGAACCTAAATAATCTGCTACCGATACGATTGAACCTGCACTCCCTGCTGGTAAATTTACAGTCACTACACCTCCACTTGTATCTACAAAATATCCCTCTCCATTAGCCGCAGTAAAAGTTGATGTTTTTTTAGTTGTTTGCCAATCAACAGTTCCTGTTCTACCAAATCCTGATTGAGTTGCACCTGATCCTAATGTGACTGCTGTTCCACATCCTCCTAATGTAAGAGTTGAACCACTTGCTTTTTTAATTGCATTTACTTTTATTTCACTTGTCATAAATTTTTATCCTATGCTATTTTATATCTTATAATAACTAAACCTGATCCTCCTGCTCCACCTGTATGTCCACCTCCACCACCTCCACCAGTGTTGACAGTTCCTGCACCACCAGCAGAACTACTTGGTAAAGCTGTTCCTGTTCCGCCACCAGCAGATGCAGAACCATTAGGAAAACCAGATGATGATCCTCCTCCTGCTCTTGCTACTGGAGAATTATTAATACTTGAAGTCACTCCTGCTCCTCCATCTCCGCCATCATCTCCTGGACCAGCACCATCTCCTGCACCACCAGCACCTCCTCCGCCACCTCCTGCGTTATCTGGACTTTGTGGATTCGGACCAGCTGGCGAACCACCTGAACCTCCATTTTGACCTTGTGGCGGACTAACTGGTGGAGTATTCCCTGAACCACCTGCGGCTGGGATTCCTCCTCCACCTCTTCCACCACCTCCTGATCCTCCTGAACCAGCACCTCCTGAAGTGTTCCCTTGACCTGGACCACCTCCTGCTGATGATATAGATAAACCACTTGATGTTGAACCTTGTGCGCCATTTCCTGGAGGAGAACCTCCAGCACCACCTGCACCAACTACTATCGGATATGTTTGTGCTGTGACTGTAATTCCTGTTGTGACTGCTAATGGACTTGCAGTATATGGAGTAATAGGTGCAGTTCTTCCCTCTCGGAAACCTCCTGCTCCACCTCCTCCTCCTGAATCTCCGCCAGAGCCACCACCTCCGCCTCCACCACCACCTGCTATTACCATATAAGCAACTGCATTATTTGCAGGTGTTGAACTAACATTACAAACTACAAAATTTCCTGGACTTGTAAATGTATGTATTCTGCATGTAGGAGTATTAGAAATCGTACCTCCTGTTGCAACTATAAAAGGTGGTGCTCCTGTGACAGAGTTTGATGTTTCTTGAACATTAATCCAACCATTTGTTGAATCAACATAAACAAAAGTTGCTGATTGACCAATAGTATTTAAATTAGCATCTTCTGCAACACCACCAATTTTTTCAGAACCATTAGGACTGATTGTTAATTTATTTGTTGCAAATTTTCTAGCATAGTCAGAAACTGAAATGATAGCTCCAGCACTTCCTGCAGGAAGATTTACTGTAAAAGTTCCTCCAGTAGTATTACAAAAATATCCTTCTCCTGAAACTGCTGTAAATGTTGCTGTTTTAATACTTCCTGTTTGCCAATTTACTGCACCCTCTCTACCCATTCCTGTTGTAGATGCACCTGAAGCGATTGCTACTGTCTTACCACTTTCTCCAAGTGTTAATGTAGAACCACATTTGACTGTTAATGTATTTGCTTTTATTGTACTCATAAATTTTTACCTTAATTTTGAAACTTGTATTTTATAATGACGATACCACTTCCACCAGCACCTGAAACTGAACCAGCTGTTGGTGCACCACCACCTCCTCCACCTGTGTTTGTACCACCAGCTCCTGCAGTTGAACCTGGACCATGTGATCCGATTCCACCTCCTCCTGGAGCACTTGGTGTTGATGAACCTGTACCTGGACCATCATCATTGGCACCTCCGCCACCTCCACCTGCATAAAATCCTGCTGGTGTTCCACCTAAAGGTGCTGGAAAACTTGGAGATACATCTGTACCATTTCCTCCATTTCCTCCTGCTTTTCCAGGACTTCCATTTCCTGTTCCTGCTGAACCTACTGCCCCATGACCACCTCCACCTGATCCTGCGTTAAAATTAGGTTGTGTAGCATTTGATCCGCCATTATTTCCTTGAGGTGGACTTACTGGGGGAGTATTTCCTGCTCCGCCATTAGTTGCGGTACCACCATTTCCTCCTCCGCCACCACCTGAACCTCCTGCATGTCCATCTCTTCCAGGAGAACCTGATGCTGTACCTCCAGCACCTCCTCCAGCAGAAACGACTGTTGAAAAACTTGAAGTTCCTCCATCTGTCGAACAGTTGCTTGAACCACCTGTTCCTCCTGCTCCTACTGTGATTGGATAACCTATTGCTTCAATTGGTAATGTTCCTAAATTTCTTAAACCACCAGCACCACCTCCACCTCCGCCATTATAAGTTCCACCACCTCCGCCAGCTACTACTAACGATTGTACTGTGTTTGAACCTTTGGCATTTCCTGTTGCGCTAATTGTAAATGTTCCTGGACTTGTAAATTTATGATATTTAAAATCTCCTATGGTACAAGTAGAATTACCACCTGATGCCGCAACATATGCGGCAGTTTCTCCAAACTCTGTATCTTCTGCATTTTGTGTATTAATCCACCCTTTAGTTGAATCAACATATACCAAAGTTAGTGCTTGTCCATTTGTAGCTAAAATTATTGTTTCAGCAACTCCACCTATTTTCTCTGAACCATTTGGTGCTATCGTAAAATTATAAGTAGCAAAATTTCTTGAATAGTCTGCGAAAGAAATAATCGCTCCAGCAGAACCTGCAGGCAAGTTGCAAGTTATTGCGCTTCCTGAATTTATAAAATAACCCTCTCCACTTGCACCAGTAAATGTTGAAGTCTTTGGTGTTGTGACCCAATTAACTGAACCACTACGACCGAAACCAGTTTGTGTAGCACCTGTACCTAAAGTCACTGCTGTACCACAACCACCTATTGTCAAAGTTGATCCTGTTGCTTTTACAATTTCATTTACTTCTATCTTACTCATACTATTACTACTGTTGCTCCTGATTCTATTGTAAGTGTTGATGAAACAGTAAATGGACCAGCAAATACTGCATTTGAATCTGATGATATTAAAATATCTCTTGTTAAATCTTTTTTATGATAATTATCTACATTATCTTTTCCAGGTGCATTACCAACATATTCTATATATTCTACTGTGTTCATTGTTCCTCCTATGAAACATCTACTAATAAGCCAACAACTATATCAACATCTCCACCTGAAGCACTTGATTGAGCTTTCAAAGAATATCCTGTTGCTAGAACATATTTTCCTCTTACTATCTCAACTTTACTTGATGGTGGTATTGATACACCTTTGGCTAATTTAAAATCGTTTGAGCCATCTCTTAAAGTCACATCTAAAGTCAATGTAGATGTTCCTTTATTACAAGCATTTAAACCAATCATAATTTGATTGTTTGAAGTTGCTGTGACTATATTTGTTTCACTTGCGTTTGTAAGTGATACTTCTGTTGATTTAAAATTATTTGCCATTGATTATCCTCCTAAAGCTATTGCGAAAGGTATTGCGTTTGGATCGCTTTCCCCATCTATTGATACTGATGATGGTATTGTTGCCGAAGCAGAACCAGTTGCTAATTCAAAAACTGTGACGAAAGCACTACCATTATAAAATTTAAAAATTATTTTTCCTCCTGTATTCGTATCTGCAAATATCTGACCTGAAACTGTTGTAGTTGGTGCAGAAGTTCCACTATTATTTGAATTGATTGCAGATAATGCGTTGTTCAGATCGGTTCTGAAAGATGGAAAACCTTGGTTCGCTATTGAATAATCGTGTTGAGCCATATTTTTAAAAATCCTTTGAGTTGTTTGTTATCATAATTAAATTAAATTTGCAATTAAAAACCTTTAGCAATGTAGTCAAAAGTTCTTGAAATTGTTGTGCCTCCAGAGTTTTTGAAAGTTATCACGAAACCAGTCGCAGTTTTACTTGTAATATCATATTTATCTCCCGAAGCCATATTATCTACTGCTAAACCTAAAGCTGGTGGTTGTTTAAATGCACTAGGAAAAGTAATAGTTTTAGAACTAGCACCTGAAACTATATTATTTTCAGATTGTATTCTATCTTCCATATCAATAGTAACACTTGCAGCAGTAATTTCTGGTGTCGCTGATCCATTAGTTGATGTCATAAGTATTCTAAATTTAAAAAATCTAGCAGAATAATCCCCTACAACAAATGTAGTAAATCCTGTATATGTAGTTCCATCATTAGATGTAGCTACTTGTAATTCTGCTGAACAATTAGATTCAGCATCTCCATCAAATAACCCAGTTTGAACATCAAAGTTTCCAGCTACATTATCAAAGAGCCTATCTCTTGAAATAACAGATTGTGTTATTCCTCCTGTAATAGATGCTTTGAAAGAAGCACCTATATCTACTGGTGCATCAAAATCATAAGTTCCTTCAAGATCAACATTTTTATTTTTTGTTCCTCCATCAAAATTATGTGTAGTTATAGAATCAAAATTACCTACTCCTGAATCAAAAAGTTCAACAGTATCTAATACTAAAGCTGGAGTTCCATCTTCTTTAAAAATTTTAACAACATCTACTTTAGCACCATCAAAATTAGGATTTTGAGTTGAAGTAGCAACAGCATTAAAGTTTCCTATTGATGTGACTGAAGTATATACAACAGTTGCATTTACACTAGGATTACCTAATTTATCTCTAGCTTTAATTAAATAAGCACCAGTCTTTGCCGCAACTGATACCGAAGTTGCTGGTCTTGCAACTTTTAAAACTAAAGGTACACTATTTTGCCATTGTGCATCTGTATCAGTATTTTGATATCTTAATTCATAATAAGCTAAATCTAAATCTGCAACAGCAGTCCAGTTTAAGAAAGCATCTTTACCTACTATATTGATTGATAAGTTTGCAACATCTGCTGGTGGTGCAGTCAATCCTACAACTTCATGTTCTGATGATTCTAAAGATGAACTAAATACTCCATAAATATTTACACCTCTTACTCTTACTTTATAACTAGCTTTATCAATTACATTTAAAAATTCAAATTTATTTCTTGCGGCTCTACCAATATTGACATAATCATTACTAACAGCATTACCATTAGCATCTTTAGTTTGTTTAATCTCTACTTCATATATTTCTGTAAAGTTATCTGTTGCTTCAGTTATATCAATAACAAGTTTTACGATTACAGTTCCATCGTTATATTCTACAAGTTCATCAGATAAAGAGATAGCTTGTGGAGGAGATACTTGTGTTGCTTTAGGTAAATTAGTTGCTTTACCACTTGAAACAGTTGAATAATCTCCTGTCGTGAAATCATATATAGCACTTGCTGTTTCTTTAAACTGACAAGATATTTCTAAAGCACCTGTATCATTAGCTAGTTCAAAGTTCCAATCGTGAAGTTGAAAAGTTTTATTACTAAAACCCATTCTTGCGTTTGTTATTTGTACTGTATCTCCTACATCTAATTTAAATGCAGTCATATCAAAATTAGCTGATACTGATATTTGTTGTCTTACTTTTAATAATTGTATTTTTGATAACCTTTGACACATTTTACTTGATTGAGTAAATGGGTAATCAAACTCTGAATAAATTCTTTCATTATTATCTTCTGCTTCAAAACCTGAACTTGTAAGTATAGGGTAGTTTTGAGGTTGATAATTATTAGATGGTTCAGCATATATACCTTTAACAGCATTAAATAATTCTTTTTTACTTACTCTACTGTTTATAGATAAACCACTTCTGAGATTATTTTCAGTTAAAGTGACTACTGGACTTAAATAAGTTGCAGGAACTAATTTAAACATTCCATTAGTAAATATTAAAGCACCTCCGCAAGAAGTTAATAAGTTTTCTATAATAACTTTAGGTGTTTGTTGTAATCTAAATGAACCATTACAAGTAAATCTTTTTTCTGTTCCTGAATCTAAACTTACTGTTTCATCACAAATATTCGCACTTGCTATAAAATTAGTATCGTTTATTTCTGTATCTTCGGTTTGCAATCCGAATTTATCATCTTTTAAATAATCTCTTATAGCTAAAGCTGGATTATCAGTATGTGTAGTA